AAAACGAAAAATTTTTTGACCAAGAAGTTAAGGAAACTGAACAGTAATAGAAAGTGAGGTTAAGGAAATGGGAAAAGAAATCATAGTAACATGTGACAGTTGTGGTGTAAATGTATATGGACAGAAATATTTTACCTTGAACATCAGAAAAGTAATCAGCGGTAAACAAACAATGAACCCTGCAATTTATCTATGTCCAAAGTGTTTTAGAGCGACAAAACTTGCTTTGTTACTATTAGATATTGAAGGGGGGGTAGAAGATGAGTAAGTTTCTTGAAAGACTTGAAGATTTCACAATTCATACTGATGGTATTATTTCAAAAGAATTCAAAGACTATCTGATAAAGAATGGGTTCTTCACAGCACCTGCATCCACAAAGTATCATTCTAACCATGAGGGCGGTTTGTTTGACCACAGTTTTGAAGTGATGGGATGCTTGATGGAAATGACCGCAAAACTTGACCTTGAATGGCAGCGGAAAGAATCACCTGTAATTGTTGGAATGTTTCATGACCTGTGCAAAATTGATGAATATGTCAAGGTTGTGGATGAAGAAGGTCAGGTGATGATGGGAACTGGTGAAGTCAAAGGTGAAATTGCACACTTTGAACATGCATCTGATGTGTTGTTGAAAGGTCATGGTGATAAGTCAATCATGCTGCTGTCACAATTCATGACACTGACGGAAGAAGAAATCTTGTGTATCAGATATCATATGGGTGCTTATAATCGTGATGACTTGGATGGTTATGACAAAGCAATCAGGAAATATGAAACGGTTCTTTGGACACACACTGCTGATATGTATGTTTCAAAGGTTTTAGGACTTTGAAAATTAACTTTCAAAAATAAAAATGTTGCGGTTTTGTTACGGTTGAGATTTTCAAGTGTAACAATGGAAAGCATTGAAAATAAATGATTGTTACACTTGTTACGGTTGTTACGGTTAATTTTAAGTTATTTAATGAAATCAATAATTTTTATTATCGTAAATTTTTATTGATTTCATAAAAAATAAGAATATAAGAAGTATAACTGTAACATGTGTAACATAAAACCTGTAAAACCATTGATATTACTGACTTTTAAGATGTTACACTTGAAAAATTCAACCGTAACATTTAACCGTAACAACCGTAACAGAATGAAGAAAGGATGATTTTATGACAGCAAAACAGTATTTAAGGCAAGCTTACCACTTGAATGAATTGATAAATAGTCATATCAAGGAACTTGAACAATTAAGGCTTCTTTCAACAAGTGTTCCAAGTACAGATTTTTTAAAGGAAAGAGTTCAAGGGGGCAAGCTTCCAGGGGATAGAATTTCAAATATCATTGCAAAAATTGTTGACCTTGAAAAGCAAATCAATGATGAAATAGACCACTTTGTTGATTTGAAAAAGGAAATTCATGATGCAATTGATGCAGTTAAAAACCCAAAGGAAAGACTTGTTTTGAGATATAGATATATAGAGTTTTTAACTTGGGAGCAGACAGCGGAACGCATGAATTATTCAATCATGCAAGCACATAGAATTCATTCAAATGCATTACAGAACTTCATTGTACCAATAAAATAATGTTATGAATTGTTATTCTATGTAAGTGTAACATGTGTAACAATGATACCATGCGATAGCAGCAAATTTCTTTGCTGCTATTTTATTTTGATTGAAAGGCGGTGTTGCAAATGGCACTGACAAAGAAGCAGAAACTGTTTGTTGAAGAATACCTGATTGATTTGAATGCAACACAGGCTGCAATCAGAGCAGGTTATTCTCCTACAAGTGCAAGACAGATTGCTGATGAAAACATGTCAAAACCTGACATTAAAAATGCTATTGAAAAGGCACTTGCTGAAAGAAGCAAAAGAACTGGGGTCAATGCAGACAGAATTATTCTTGAACTGGCGAAGATTGCATTTGTCAATCCAACTGATGTCATCAATATGGATGAAGCAACAATCAGAGGTGATGCAAACAGGGATGACACTGCTGCAATCAGTTCTGTCAAGGTTAAGAGGATACCAACAGAAGATGGTGACATTGTTGAAAGAGAAGTCAAGACCTATGATAAGATAAAGGCACTTGAACTTCTTGGTAAACACATGGGCATGTTCACTGATAAATTCAAGGTTGAAGGTGCAATCCCCATTGTCATTCATGATGACCTGGATGATGAAGATGATGACGAATAATAACAGGTTAGTAACAAAACAGCTTGCAAAGCCTGTGTTTTCAGCATCTTGCATTTATTGCACCATAAAAAAGGCGGTGAAAGTGGTATGACAAAGCTTGATATCTCATTGAAGAAAGCTGTTGGAAAAGGTTATAACCGCTTTTGGAAGTTCAAAGGCAGATACAGAGTTGTAAAAGGTTCAAGAGCATCCAAGAAGTCAAAGACAACAGCACTTTGGTTCATCACCAACATGATGAAATACCCTGATGCAAATACATTGGTTATAAGAAAAACATTCCGAACAATCAAGGATTCATGCTTCACAGAATTGAAATGGGCAATCAGCAGGTTGTGTGTTCAAGACTTTTGGAAGGTTACTGAATCACCATTGGAAATGACATACCTTCCCACAGGTCAAAAGATATATTTCAGGGGTTTTGATGACCCATTGAAAGTCACTTCTATCACTGTTGAAGTTGGAAACCTGTGTTGGATGTGGATTAACATATCGGTTCACATCGTAAAAATAAACTTCTCTAATTGCTGGAACACCCTAACGTAAAGACGAGGGCAATCAGCAGCGAAGCTATTTGACAAAATTATATGGTTGTGGTATCATATACATATGAAATATGAATGAGGTGATACCATGAAAGAAGAATGGAAAGACATTAAAGGTTATGAAGGTTTTTATCAGATAAGCAATTCAGGAATTGTAAAAAGTCTTGGTGGTTGGTGTGGAACGGCAAAAAGGAAAGAGAAAATACGTTCCACAAGTCTTACACATGACGGTTATGTTAAAGTAAGACTGATACATCAAGGTAAGGATAAGACAATGCGTGTTCATAGATTAGTTGCAGAAGCTTTTATCCCAAATCCTGAAAACAAAGATACAGTTAATCACATAGATGGGGACAAACAGAATAACGTTGTTTCTAATTTGGAATGGGTTAACCGTACAGAACAGATGATACATGCTTATAATTTGGGATTGAAAACTTCAAGACTTGGTTCTAGTAATTCTAATGCAAAGCTTACCGAAACACAGGTAAGAGAAATCCGAAAGCTATATGTTCCATACAGTAAAGAATTCGGAACAGTTGCACTTGCTGAAAAGTATGGTGTCACTAATAGAGTTATTGGGTTGATTATAAAAAATGAAGCATATAAAAATGTCAAATAGAACGTTCAACGACTATCGAAAACGAAAGGACATCCGAAAGGATGTCTTTTTCAGTTAGTAGAGTAGGGTTCAAGTGAATCCGAAACGGGAAGCACCTGAAAAGGTGAAGATATAGTCTGCTCTGTATGGAAACATACAGAGGGTAAGCGGAAACGGCTTATCCGTAACATAATGCGAAGAAGCTTATGAAATCATGAAAGAACCTGATTTTGACATGCTTGATGAATCCATAAGGGGTGAAGTTCCTGATGGATTGTTCAAGCAGATAACAATGACCTTTAACCCATGGAATGAACATCACTGGATAAAGAAGCGGTTCTTTGATGCAGCACCTGACCCTGACATTCTTGCAATGACAACCAACTACATGTGCAATGAATGGTTGGATGCAGCGGATAAGAAAGTCTTTGAAACCATGAAAAAGAACAATCCAAGAAGATACAGGGTTGCAGGTCTTGGTGATTGGGGTATTGTTGAAGGTCTTATCTTTGAGAACTGGGAAGAAAAAGCATTCAACCTGGATGAAATCAAAAGGATACAAGGAATCAGGTCTGCATTTGGTCTTGACTTTGGTTATACCAATGACCCTTCTGCACTATGGTGTGGACTGATTGACTTGAAGGGTAAAGTCATCTATGTGTTTGATGAAATGTACAAATACGGTATGTCAAATGAAATGATTGAAAGGGAAATCACTTCAATGGGATACAGAAAAGAAAGAATCAGGGCAGACAGTGCTGAACCAAAATCAATTGACAGGCTGCG